ATGCACCAAACTGCAGAACAAAGCAGGATTGTGCGGCTATTCTGGCACGTTTTTGACACGCGGGTTTTTGCTCTGTTCTTGCGAAAGCTGCCCTTTGCATTCACGCTTGCGGCGTGTGTCGCCATCGCAGGCTGTGCGACCAAGCAGTCATCAGAAAAACCGATCCCCCCCGCATTCAAGGACGGCAAGCCGCTGGACCTGACGGAGTTCACCCGGCCCTGAAACGACGAAAGCCGCGCCCTTGGGACGCGGCTTTTTTCGTCAGCCCGCCTGATTGCTTGCCGCGTTCGCGTTATTCCCCTATGAGAACACAGAGGGAACAAACGAACGGTGATCAGGCATCATGTCACGCAAGAGCGGGCGCGGTCATATTCAGGCTGACAGTGTTCTGGGAAGGCTTTCAGAGGGGCGCGAAGGCGCGGTCGACGTCATGCGGCAGGCGAAAATCGGGTCTGCCGAATATCGCAGCGCGGGCTTTGTCCTCGACGCGATAGACGATCTGGCGCTCAAACTGACAGGGGACCGGACACACTTTCATTCTCGGCCAGCGTCGACCGCGCCGCGCGAGGATTGATCACGTCCAACCCAACGCGGTGTTAGCTGCGCCGGAGAGTTGTTGCTCGCACTAATGCAATCAGTCTACAATTAATTGTTGAGATTTGAGGATTCCTAGATGCAGCATTCAATTTTTGAGCTCAATTGTGATGACGGATCTTGGGACGCATTTGTTGCCGATTGGACGGCACAGTGCGAAAAGTATGACGAGGACTTTGCCGAGTATGCGACGGGAACATTTTCAGTCGTCAAAGATCTGGTCAAGGTTCCTGAACCGAAAGCAGGTGTCTTTGCGATACATGACGGCAAACTTCACAACGCCGTTTGCCAAATAAACACTACGCCGTTGCCAGGGTACGACGGGCCGGTAATGCGGGTGCGACACCTCGCGCTATGCCCAGAGCTTGATTATGGAGATCACAGTATCGATGTCTATGCCGACGCGTTGATGTTGGGCTTCGCAGGAATTATGGCGCTATCCGACCGACACGAGAAAGTGGCAGCCAAACACGTAAAGTTGCATTTACGCAGCCCCGCAGATCGTCAGTTTTTTTCGGCACTTAGCTCAGGACTGTCCGAATTAGACGAATTTAGCGCTGTACGACTGGCTGGGTCGTGGCTATATGTAAGCAAAAATTAACACGAAGTTGCTCATATACCGAGCAACCAATCTAGGAGGCTCCGATGGGAAACGTGCCGAATAGGCTTGTGATCGTACCGAGGCAAAAGCTGAAAGAGTGCTTCAAGGACGCCATTCAAAAGACGGGTTTGAAGAACTTCAAGCATACGTCTTTGTTCCTGTCTAACGAAGCAGCAGCGAACAAGCTCGAAAAAGCCGCCTGACAACAATTCTCTGACCGCTAGTAGACCCCGCCAACCGGGGGGGTCTACTGTTTCAAACTGAGCATTCCCACGTCTTCAATCCCTTTCAGGAAACTCGGGCGGGCGCCAGCCTGCCAGCATCCATTCCATGACACGGCAAGCAATCGGATTCGGATCGCGCGCCGTCTTGGCGTCGCCTCGGGTTTCCCACTTGCGCACGGTGCGCCCGTCCGTGTTCAGGATGCGGCCAAGCTCGGACTGCGAAAGGCCCAGCTGCTGCCGGGCCTTCTGGAAGTCTTGAGACGTCTTGACGCGGATTGCATCACCCATGGCTTGCAAGCCCTTCCATCGGCGCGGAGTCCAGCAGCTCGACACCCTCTTCCACGCAGAATGCGCGGATGGCGTCCTTGACTTCATACTGCCACTGCAGCCGGTGTTCATCCATCAGGATCACGACCAAGTAGGTCAGGTCTTCAAGCTGGGCAAAAAGAACGTCATTCCACTCCCAGAACATCGCAACGTCTTCACCCTCGTAAAGATCGGCGCACGCCGAAAGGGTTTCTTCCGACGGGATCTTGAAGCCGTCGCCCAGCCCCATTCCCACGATATAAGGATCGGTGAACTCGAAGCAGGTCGCCATGTTCCGCTCGATTTCCGACAGAACGTCACCGGTCAGACCATGGTGCGCAAGGACCTCGCGGGCCGAGTCGTCAGGGTGAAAGGCAAGCCCCTTCGCCTGCAGTTCGGCCAAGAAGGCGATGGCCGATTTTTCGTCTGTCGGTTTGGTGAAAGCGGTCATGTTCGTCTCCATTTCTGGCGGGCTCCAGTGCCCTGCTGACAGATATTTACATAGGGCCATTGGCCCTTATTGTCAAGCGCGGACGAAACACGTTTTTCGCGCCCCCTCACAACCCAAGGGACCGCACCCGCGACCACCCTCACCCGGATAACGGCATTTTCACACCCGCCTGTCAGTCTGCCGCTCGGGCAATTGTCTGGAGTGAAGGAATGCCGAAAGCGAAGATTGACCCTTCGGAAAACGTCGAGGCGCTGAAAGGCCTGATCCGAGATACCCAAAACGTGTGCGGCAAGGACGGTCTCGCGCTCTGCGCCTATTTCCTTGAACTGGCCGCGCTCTCGCTGGACGATGACAGCCAGGACATCGACAGCCTGTTGCATCACAACGTCAACGCGCCCGCCGGCCAGAGCACGCACAAGGCGCCGTGACGCCGGAAACAAATAAGCCGGGCGCTTGGCCCGGCTCTCTATTGCTCGCTGATCAGCTGCCGTATTTCCGCTGCCATGCGCCCCGGCATCGCGTCCATTTTGCCGGTCAGCTTTTCGATCGCGTCGACCAGGCGGTTTTCGACTTCTTTCAAGTGATCGACCGAGGCATATTCGCGGGCGACCTGCAGCTTATAGTCGGTGAATTCGGCGCGAAGCCCTTTCAGCTCCTGTGCAAGCTCTTCCTTGACGCGGCTAATGCGCTCATGAAGCTTGTCCTCTGCTGCGCGCTGCTGCCGCGCCTGCGCCCTGTCGCGGGCCAGGATGCCGCCGACAACGACCACAGCCGTAAGCGCCGTTCCGATCAGCCAGACGTCGCCCGAATCCACGCCGCTCATGGTGTGCCCCCCTGCTCTTTCTGGACGTCCCTGTAAAACGCTGTCCAGCCGCGGCGCTTGGCTTCGCAATCGGCTAGTGCCAGGCGATGGCGCAGCGCGTCGCGGCCCTTGTCGCCGCTCAGACCCGGGTCACGGCACGGGGTTACCAGGTCCGTTTCCGGGTCCGGCAGCTTCACCGGCTCCAGGGGAATGAACCCGGATTTTGCGCATGCTGTCAGTGTAAGCGCCATCAGCAGCGCAAGCGCTGGCGTCGCCGGCCGCGAGGCGGTCTTCATAGTCATCGACAATCCCCTGAAGGTCATAAAGTTTCACCGCGCGCTCCTGCGCCAGCTGCATCTGCCGGAACGCGACGCCGGCAAAACGTTCGCGCTGCTTGGCCTGCTCTTCGGCCACCGCCTGCCAGCGCGCCAATTCACGCTGCGCCCGTTCAAGCTCGGCGGTGCGGTCATGGTGCAGGCCGGAGCCGGTCCAGGCGGAAACGGCGAGACCAGACCCGAAGACAAGCACCGCGAGATCCGACGCCGGCCAGCGCACGGACGGGTGATAGCGCGCGGCGAAGGCCAGGACGGCAAGCGCGAATGCACCTCCTGCCAGGCCGTACCGCAGCAGCCCGCCGACGCCGCCGGCAAGATCGCCAAGCCACGCGATCACGTCAGGCCTTCCAGGCAAAGCCGGTGCTCTGCCGTGCGCCGGTTTACCAGGCCGGGGATCGTCCGCCCGCCGGCTTTCTTGAACCAGGTCGCGGCATCGCACGCCCCGCGCACGTCGCCGGCATCGAGGCGGCGCTTTGCGGTCGATCGGCAGAAGGCCCCAACGCCGATATTGTACGTCAGGCTGACGAAGGTCACATAGGACTTCGCCGGTATCGCATCCGGGTCTTTCAGGCATTTGCGCATGCCGGCCTCGTGGCGCTTCAGGCCGGCCAAAAGCATGGCGTCGCATTCCGCCTTGGTGTGCCGGTCGCCCATCTTCACGCCGAGCGTTTCGCCATAACAGACGGTCGGCACCCCGACGACATCCTTATAGGCCGTCAGGCGCAGGCCTTCCCAGGCGCCGACCAGGGCAATCGCAGCGGCACCAATGCCGCCCGCCAGGCGGGTTTTACGTCCCATCTTTCAAATCCTTTTGTGCGAGAATGCGGGCGACGAACGCGCCGGCAGTGACCAGAGCCGAAAGAAGCGCCAGGCGCCCCGGCTCGATGAACCCGCCCACAAAGGGCAAGGCGACTTCCGCGCCTGACAAAACCGCTGCAAACAGCATCAGACGCACCGACCAGGCCCGCCGGATCACCCGGCGCCAGTCCTTGACAAGTTTCATGGGGATTGTCCTTTCGGGCCGCGCTCAGCGTTCCACCGGCACCAGATAAGACCCGTCGTCATAGGTCTTCACGGCAATGGCCGCGCTCACCTTGCCGATAACGCGCTCGGCAACGGTGATCGGATTGTCATCCTTGCGAAGGCGGATCTTGCGGGCGCAGCCGCCGCCAGCCGATTCCAGCAGGTCGCCGCCTTCAACGGTTTCGCCGGCCGCGATCCGGCCAACGCCGGCGCCAAGCGCGAAAACCTGCGCATCGACATCGCGCGGGTCGTCCGGCTGGTCCTGATTGTGGAAGAAGCCGAGCACGCGTTTCGAGCCGACCGTGTCGCACGGGCGGAACTTGACCAGGCGCGTGTCATCCATCCGCACGACTTTGGCCGTGACGGTGAACACCTTCGGCACGCGCTGGCGGATCTTGTGCCGGCGCTTTCTTTCCTTGAAGCGAGGTTTGCCGATCATTTCCGGCACTTCGCGGAAGCCGCCAGGCGCTTGCCTGTCCGGCACGCGGGTCACGGCCTGTTCGCCGGTCTCTTCATCGATCACCGGCAAAAGGTCGATCACCTGCCGGCGGCCGCGCCGCATCACCTTGCGCCGCATCAGTTTGCCGTCGACTTCCTCGTGATCGAACGCCGGGGTTTCGTGCTCTTTGTCTTCCAGGACCGGTTCTTCCTCGATGATCGTCTGCCGGAAGATTTCTTCCACCGTGCGCTCTACATCGATCGAGACCTCCGCGCCCTCGCCAAGCGCCGCGAGATCGATATCGGCCGGGCAGTCCTCGGTGATGATCTTGCGCGGCACCAGCACGCCGTCGATTTCGTCGACGTGGACCGGGTCGTCATATTCCAGCGCCAGCCAATGGCACATGTCGTCGATGGTTTCGCAGACGGTTCCGGGCAGGAAATCGGGCATGCTGTGATCGCTCAACTGCGACCAGTGCGAGCCGTGGAAGGAATTCAGGTTCATGGTGCCGTCGCTGGCAACCGACAGGGACCCGTGCACAACGCCGTCAATCCCCAGCTGCATCACCGTGCCGAAAGAGCCGTTGCGCATCAGCTGCAGCGCGTAGGTGTTGGCGACGGTCATGTAACACTGCGCCTGCGCATCGCGGAATTCGACCCCGACCGCCGAGGCGTCCCGCGCCGTCTTGCCCAGGAAGACGTCGGAATTGGTATAGGCCAGCTTCATGTTGCCGCCGGACTGATGCTTCACGATGCCGTTTTGATGGTCCCATGTTTCCATGAAACGCAGGCTGCTGCCGGGGTTTGCCTTGATCGAATGGAAAACGTGGTTCGTGCCACCGATCATCTGTTCGGAGAACTGGCCGCCGCCCGAGACGTTCGCCTCGATGACCAGGCCCGGATTGTATGTCGAGTTGGCGCCGACCCCGGCGATATAGGGCGGCACGCCAAGCGTTCCGGTTGGAACAAGGATATGGACCGGCGCGTCGGCCGACGGAATTGAGTTAATGTCATTCGGACCCGGTGTCAGCGAATGCCGAGTGCCGAAAGTCGATTTATCGCGGCAGGTAAAACCACTCTCGACATTGTAGTGAGCGGCGCGCCCCTTGCCGGGAATGATCGCTGTGACGGCCGCGACGCCCGCTTCCCCCGGATGCGTGGCATGGTCGATCGCATAGGCCCAGATATTCGGCGAGATATTTGACGTCGGCACGTCGTCGACGCCGATATAAAGCGACTTGTCGGTGCCAGGCGTCGCCGCCCGCAGCACTGCACCCGGCCCGTCAAATTCAATCAGCGAAGTCAGCCCGGACTGCGAAAGCGTCCAGCCTTCCGTTGCAATGCTGCTGACATCGAACATTTCCACCCAGGGCGCGCCGCTGTCCGGGTCTTCGTTCAACGAACTTGCCGCATCGAGGAAATAGAGCTTGTTGCTCTTCGTGACCGTCTGGCCTTGCGTGTATGTGGTCGCATTGCTCCAGGCGCCCTGAAAATCGAAGCCTGCCCCCTGCCCCCCGCCGAACAGGCGCCATTCGCCGGCAACATCGAACAGAAGCGTTGCAATGCCGGCCTGCAGGTCTCCGGCCGCCGGATCGGCGCCGGACGCGCTCTTGATGGCCTCCAGGTCGCCGGCATCCCAGGTCACCGAAACAGGGCCGGCGGCGTTGGTTGCGGCCGGCACGAAATAGATGATCTTGGCATCCGCCGCCGTGGCATCGCCGGACAGGTCGCCGGTGATATCGTTGCCCGTGCCGGCAATGTTGATCCCCTCGGCGACCGCGAGGCCAAGGTCTGACACCTTGGTCCAGGTGTCGAGCGCGGAATCGCCGAAGTAATAGCCGTTTTCCGTCTTGGTCGACGCCCCGCGCACCACGCCCCAGCGGTCGGCGCTGCCGACCGGGATGGCGTCCAGCTCTGCGAAGGATTTGGCCGCGACGGACCCTTCCGTCTTCAGCCGTTCCATCCATTTCAAATACTGGCGAAGGCCCGACTTGATCGGATTGTGAACCGGCGACCCGGTATCGCCGAGGACGGTGTTATCGCGCAAGATGCTGTCAATGTCCGGCGTGGCCATTTGCTGTCCTTCTTGAATTTGGCACGAAAAAGCCGCCCTCAAGGGGCGGCCGGAAATTGCGGAAAATCGGCGTGGATCAGGTCACGGTGACCGGCGTCCCGCTCGCGGCGACGCGGACGCTCTCGGCATTGGAGCCGTTCACCAGGGAAACCCAGACGTAATAGTCGCCGGGCGCCAGATCGCCGACCAGCGACTGATAGACGGTCGACTGCGCCGCGATGAAGGCACCGGCCAGAACGGCGGATGCGCTGTCGTTGACCGTCGAGACATAGACCTTGGCGCGCGCCAGGTTGCCGCTTGCCGATGTCGTGTAGTCGGCCCGGATCTGGCCGGCGCCGTTTGCCTGCGCCGAGACGGCGGTCGGCGCGCCAGGCGCAACCGTATCCACCATGACGGTTATGTCGTCGGCGTCGGAATACGCGCTTTCGCGGCCCGACCCGGTAAAGGACTGCGCAGCGACCTCGTAGACCGTGCCGTCCGTCAGGTCGGTAATCGTGATTTGCGACTGACCTTCTTCCAGATAGCTGTAGAGCGGCGCCAGCTGTGACTGATCATAGGTCGGTATCAGCCGCACCCGGTGCAGGTTGCCCTCTTCCAGATCGCTCAGCGTCACGGTCAAGGTCGTGCCGCTCAGGCTGGTTGCCATCGTCGGAACGGCCGGCGCCAGGTCGTTGTCGATTTCGACCGGGACTTCCGGCGGGGCGACGCCGTCGACCGTTTCGTCATAGGAGATATCGGACTCGGTGCAGCTGACACAGCCGAAGGTCACGCCCATGACATAGCCGTCTTCGTCAATGAGCTCCTTGACGCCGCCCTCAATGCGGAAGGTGCCGTCAATGCCGTTGATGGCGGACTGAATACGGACATAACGTTCGCCCATGACCCGCAGACCGGAAAACATGGTTTCTACGGTCAGACCGACATCGGCATTCATCAGGTGCGCATTGATCTTCTGCAGATGCCTGCACAACCCGTGATCGGACGCCATGATGAAGTCGAGCGCGGCGACCTCCCGGCCGATCTGGTCGGCATTCGGGTGCGCGTATTCGATCGCGTCCATTTCGATATAGCCGTGCGCCGGCGACAGATATTTCGACCGCACCACGGTCTTGACGTCGCCGACATAGCCGCCCTCCGATGGCTTGATCCGCGCAATATCGTCATCCGTCAGGGTAATCGCCGGCTCTTCCCAGCCACCGACGCGAAGGCCGATCTTGCCGGCGGCCGTCACGTAGAATTCGCCGTCACAGGCCGACATCATGCGCGCCAGGACCGACGCCGGCGCTTCGGAATAGCCGTTCCAGCCGTCAAGCGTCCATTGCGCCCGTGTCGTCGCCTGCGGCCCGGCGACCACAACGTCGCAGACATCCGCCGCGGCTGAAAAACTGTCCTCGTCCAGGAACTCGCGCGGGATGGCAAAGCCGTTTTCAGTCCGCGGTGCGGACAGCTGGTCAAGGATGATCAGGGCCGCGTTTCGGCTGTGCGACCAGCTGGTCTTATTGATCCAGTCATCCGGATCATGGGACGGCTCGCGCGGATCGTAGACCGGCGAGAAATCGCCGACCACCGACACCTCGGTCCGGAACCCGTTCGGGATATAGACGTAGTAGCGCGAACCGCATTGAAAATGCGCCTGCACCAGGGCCGTTCCAACGCCGCGCCAACTGGAATCCGTTTCGTCCGGAAACTCGGAAAGAAGCGTCGGAAAAGCGACCTGATCGTCGGTACCGATACGCGTATTGAAAAACACCCGGTCCGCAAAATCGCCGGACGTTGCCCGCAGGTTTCCGTCGACCTCGCACAACCGGCCGTCAATGTAATACCCGGTATAGGCGCTGATCGGCCCGTCGGCGACGGCAACAATCATCATCATGCCATTGCCTTCGCTCCAGAGCGGCGAATTTCTCTTCACGGCCTGAAACACCAGGTGCCCGCCGCCGCGCATCGTGCCCCAGCCCTTGCGGCGATAACCGGTCGACGTGCGCACGATCTGCGTCTGTGCCGACGGCAGCGCCGGCGTCGGGATTTCCGGCCGACCGGCCAGCGCCGACAGCGCAGCGCCGCCAAGCGCCAGGATGGTGCCGAGCCCGCCGGCAGATCCGAAGAGACCGGCCAGGGCAAAGCCGACCGAGGCCCCGAGCGAATAGGCGCCGCCGGCGGCAAGCCCCGTCAGGGACAACGCCGCGCCGGATATGCCGGCAGCCGCCAACAACCCTTGGGTGAAAGCGCCGATTGCAACGACAACAGGAGGCATTACAGGAAGCTCCAGGCCATGTGAAAACGGACCTCGCGGTCCGGCAGGATCAGCCGCCCGCGTGTTTCGGACAGGATCGACCAGCCACCTGCGGCACGGATCGTGCCGATGGTTTCGCCGGCGAAGGTGATGCACCCGACATCGCCATCAAGCGGCACCTGCACCCGCGCCAGCCCCGCGCCCCGCGCCGACTGGTCGATGATCCGCAGCACGCCGCCCGCTTCTTTCAGGAAGGCTTCGGCGCCCGCCCGGTCGCTATAGGCCCCGCGGAACCGCTCGGCCGGATCTGTGCCCGTGGCAAACTGCACCCAGTTGGCCGGTTCAAGACAGCAATCACGGATGCCCCATTGAAAAAGGCAGCGCTCGCGCGCTGCCTTGAAATAGGCGTTCAATTCGTCGTCGATCGTCATGCGAGTTGCAGCGGAATCCCAAGTGCCAGCGCGGACACCTGCTTGAAGAGATTGTCATCGACGCCCGGATAGCGGGCCTTCTGATCGGCTTCTGTATAGCGCCCGAAGGCAGCTTCCGAGCGCGGCCCGAACACCGTCTGCACCAGGAGCGACAAGGTATATCCGGGTGCGCTGCCGTCGATGGTCGCCCCGAGTGCTTCCGACGATACGCCGCGCATCTGGTAGAAGTTGTTGACCGAAACCGGGCCGACAATCTCCAGGGTGCGCGGGTGCATCAACATCGAATACTCGATGCAATAGCGCCCGATCACCTCGTTTTTGACATCCCAGATCATGTCTTGGATGTCCTGCGGCATGCCCCAGACGGAGAATTCGCCGGTCTGGTCTTCCCCCTTCGGCGAGAACGGGATTTCCGGCCGTTTCAGCTGGCCGCGAAAGCCGATAAAGGTCTTGCCCGCAATCAGCTCGCGGTCGACATTGCCGTTCCACACATACATGGTTTCAGAGGCAAAGCGGAATTCCCAGGCCATCGCCTTCAGCGCCCCGCCGGCGCTTTGCAGCAGCGCGATCTGCTCTTCGGTGTATGTCCCCATCACGCCGAATCCGGGCTGGTGTCTTCGATGAATTGAACGGTGAAATAGCCATAGCGGCCATATTGCAGCTGCCCGGAAAACGCCCTTGTGTCGGCCAGGCGGCATTTGACAACCGGATAGGTGAATTCGACCTCATCGCGCGGCAAGACCGCTTCCCGCAGCTCGGGCGCGATTTCAAGGACGGCCCGATCGTCGGTCTGCTCTTCGACGAAGCGCACGGCATATAGGTGCCCGTTGATCGAAAACGCGTGCCCCGGCCGGATCGTGCCGCACTGGACCTTGTCGACCGTCAGGAACACGGTCCCGGCAAGCGCCACCGAAGCGGCCAACACGGTCGTGCCGGTCGTGACAAACCCGCTGCCATCGGCGAACGTCGACCCGTCCGAAAAGCCGCCCGTGGAAGGCTCGCCCGCCTTCGGATAGTTGCCGCGCGGATAGTAGGGCACAAGCACCGGATAGTCCCGCCCGCTCAGCTGCATTTCAAGCCCTTGCCAGGCGACCAGGTTCTTGGCTTCATTGACCGGAACGTCTGCAAATTGAGGCCGCCAGATGCCGCGCGTTGCAGGCCCGCCATTGTTGAGCCGCCCGGAAAGCGCCAGGCGGTTGTCCGCCGACGATTGCGGATCAAAGCCGCGGTTCCAGTGACGCGGATTGACAAGGCCGCGCGGCCATTCCAGATAAGTGACCATCGTCAGACCGCCTTGCCCTTGTTATGCCGGCTGCCGATCGAGGAAAAATTCTGGCTCATGTCGGTCATCGCCATCTGCCACCCGGCATAAGCGCCCTGCTTCGCGGCATCGGTAATTTCGCGCGACCCCCGTGCCCCGGAAACATCCACGACCACGGACACCGCGCGCGGGCCGGACGGTGCGTTGCTGTTGCCGGCAACTTTTTTCAGCGTGTCGTTTGAAACGATCTGCGCCGGCCCGAACACGGGTTCGGGCTTGCCATTCTCGCCGGCGATCCCCCACTCGCCAGGCCCGAGGCGTCCGCCGTTTTCAAAGAAACCGGCAAAACCGCCGAAGAGGCCGGAAAGGACGCCGCCCAAACCACCACCGCCGCCGCGGCCAAAGCCGCCGGCGCCCTTCATGGTGTTGCCGAATAAAAGCGCCTGCGCCGTCGTCTCGACAAGCGTTGCCAGGAACCTGTCAAGCGCCGTGTTGCCCGTATCGATCATGCCGGTGACGATGCCAAGGCCGGACGACAAGACGCTGCTCAGCTGCTGCCCTTGGCGCGTTGCGCCGGTCAGGTTTTCCGTCAGGTTCACCGCCGCGCCCGATGTTTCGCCAAGGACGCTGGACGTCGCCCGGCGCACGTCGTTGGTCGCCTGACCCGCCGCCGCAACGTCATTCAAAACCTGCTTTTCAGAGTCCAGGGCCGTAAGCAGCGCGTCCCATTGCGTGGCATCATAGACCGGCGACCGGTTATCGTTTGCGCCTTTGATCGCCGACAACGCTCCGGAGAGACGGCCCGACAGGTCGACGGTCCCTTCCGGCTCGCCGCCGAATGTTGAGCCCGTGCGGAACCTCGGCTTCTGATTGCTTGCAAAACCGATACGCCCCTCAAGCAGTGACGTTCCTTCCAGAAAATCGTCTAGATGCGTCAGCCCGGTCGCCTCGCGGAAGCGGCCTTTGAATTGCTCAAGCTGACCAAACACGTCCGGCATCAAATCCACGAACTCGCGCAGCTCCTTGACGTTCAACGCCAGACCTTCATAGAAATCGATCAGAAGCGGCGCGCCGGCGATCAGCGCGGCATTCAATTGTTTGTCGAGCGCATCGGCCGCATTGCCGAGCCGGTTCTGCATCTCTTCGGCCTGGTCGAGAATGCGCGTTTCGATGATGTTGCCAAGCTGACGGGCTTTTTGACCGCTTTGATCCATGGCGCCGGCGCCAAGCTCAAGCACCCGGACAAGATCTGCGCCGCGCTGTCCGAACGCGGCTTTAACCAGCGCCGCCCGGTCCTCCGCATTGGAAGCCTGCGCAACCGCATTTGCATAAAGCCGCAGGCGCTGCTCGGCGCTTTCCGTGCTCAGGATCATGTCGAGCAAGGCCGGATCGATCCGGTTCAACTCGGTGTAGAGCGCGCCCGACCCGTTCTTCGCTTCGCCAACCGCGATTGTGAACTTGCGCAAGGCGTTATCCAGGACGCCGACATCGACCGACGCTTCGCCCGCCATGAAGGCAAGCGTTTGATAGAATTCGCCATCCAGGCCGTTTTGGCGGGCAACCTTGGCAATCCGGTCAAAGTCGGCGAGACCCTGCTTTAACTTCAGGATGGCGGCGGAAAAACTTGCGATACCAACCCCGGCAGCGAGCGCGGATTTACCGATGCCGGCGATACTGGCCGACGCCATCTTGATATCGGCATTCATCAGGTTTGCCGCGCGGCGCGTGTCGCCGATGTTGCGGCGCGCCGAACGGAAAGCCGGACCGGACTGGTCGCGGCCCTTGATATCGAAGGCAAGCGGGGGAATGGTCATTTGGGTTTTGTCTCAAGCTCGGGCTTGATCCGCGTCAGGTAAATCACCCATTCGCGGAACTCGGTATCGGGCATCGCCTCGATTTCCGATACGGTTTTGTTGAGCCTTTCGGCCAGCGCGAAAATCAGCGTGCGCCGACCGTTTCTCAGTTTTTTTCCAGGTCCTCGTCAGACGGCCCGGCCAGGATCGACAGCGCGATCCGCGAGACGACGCTGCTGTCGACCTCATGGGTCAGCCCGTGCCGGTCGTCCGGCGTGAACAGTTTTACACCCTGCTTGTCTTCAGCCTTTTCAAGCAGAACGTCGACCAGCATGGACGCGGTCCCGGTATTGCCGGCGTCGTTGACCCGGTCGCGCTGACCAACCGTCATGGGTGACGCATAGACAAGAAACGGGCTGCCAGGCTCACCCCATTCGGGAACCTTGATGCACTTACGGCCCAACTCCCGATAGTGGCCCTTGGCCTTGTCCAGGACGCTCATACGACGGTGCTTTCGGTCAGGGCGCCATTACCGACAAAGTTGAAGGTGATTGACGACGCGTTGGTGAAATCCTGAGTCCGGTCGATGCTTTCAACCATCGCCGAGCCGGTATGATAGGTCTGCCCCGAAGCGTTTCCGCCAGAGTAGAGATTGACCGTGACCTCGGCGCCGGGCTGCAGAGCCGTTTGCGCTGCCGACGTCCGCTTGAGCGAACAGGTCAGCGTGCCCGACCAGCTTTTCGGCGCACCGGCCAGTTTCTTTTCAAATTCATCGCCGACGTCGGTATCATCGGCCAGCGGCGCAGAGATGTTGAGCGCGAAGCTCTTCACCTTCAATTCATCGCTGCCAATGCTGACATAGCCTTCATTTCCATGAATGGTCATGGTTTCCGTCTCCTAAGTTGACAAGAAAAAGCCGCCCCTCGGGCGGCCCTGTTTGCGGCTAAAGCGCCGTCTGCGGATCTTGATCCGTGGTCAAAGCTTCGACTTCAAAGACGAGTGACGCCAAGGCCAAAGCCTTGCGACCTTCGCCGGAGACCTCGATATCGGTTGTCGAGAGACGCAGATCCTGCGCTACGCCACCGAGTGTAAGATCTGCCGCAAGCGCCGCTTCGGCCTCCGCCGCGAGATCGTCGGCCGTATTTTCCGCATTGGGCCCGGACGTGTGAACTTCCAGCACCAGGCGCACCAGGCGCTGCACCTCGCGCGGCGAGCCCATTTCTTGAGGCGACGCGCTTTCGCTTGGTGTGAAGATACGCCACATCGGCAGCTCACCATCTTTTACCGGATGGACACGCTGTTTGTAGATCCGCGACGCCGGCACGGTGCCACCGGCAAGCGCTGTTTCAGCAGCATCGCGGATTTGTTGCCTGATATGTGCCATCAGACTTCCTCTAGTCTGAAAACGATCATGGATCTGCCGTCATCCATGGGGCTTCGCAGAACAAAGTCGACTCCGCCAATCGTTGCCTGGTCCCCATCGGCCAAGCCGTCGGCATCCGACCTTGAGATCCGAAGCGTTGTCGCCGCCGTGACCAAGCCCTCAAACTCTTCACCCGGCAACACGATCTGATCGTTTTCACGAAAGATACCGGGAACAGTCTTGGCGCCCGCACTCGTCTGAATGGTGAACTCGGCATCACCACCGAAGACACCGACAAACACAGCGCCAAGACCATCGAAGAGGCTCATTTCGCGGCCCTAGAACGACTGGTTCAGCCGGACCGTGCCGGCCTCGTCGCCGCTTGCTGCGACTGCCAGGGCAACACCGATCAAGGTGTTGCCCGACGCGGTCGTCGTGCAGTTCTTGTTGGTGTCGTTCCAATAGAGTTTGGCTCCGACCGTCCAGGCCTGCCCGGTAGCCTTCGGCAAGGTGAAAACGCCCGACGTTTTCAACTGCACCGCGTTGCCGCTTGTGGCGGCATCGACAGCGACGCCGAAGAGCGAGCCGACCAGCGCGCCGCCACCGGACGCGACATCGTAGGGAGCGGCGACCGAAACGGTATCGCCGTCCTGAATGAAATTCTTCATGACAAGTTTCCTTCGTTGGAGAAGTCAGGGCACGAAAAAGGCGGCTCTTACGCCGCCTGTTTTCGCTTTGCCGAGTGCGCTGGAAGTTTACGCGCCGGCGTTCTTGTAGAGGCCTTCCCAGGCCAGCGCCTTAGCGGCGGCGTCCATGCGCACCTTGAATTCGGTGCCGTCGATGCTCCAGCCGTCGCGCTGTTCAAGCGTCGGCGACTGCTGACCGTCAAGATAGGCAACCTCGATCGTGTCGGTCGCATTCGGATCGGCCGCCAGGTACCAGGCGGTTGCAGAGGCTTCATCGAGCCGCGCATCCATGATCGGCTCGATTGCCCCGCGCACCGTATTGGCGGCACGTGTGGTCTTCGACGGATCATATTCCGAATTCAGGACCTGCAGCACCGTTTCGCGCAAAGCGAACGGGAAGAGGCCAAAGCGCGGCATGATGTTGGATGCGACGGCGTTTTTGTCGCGATCCTTCTGCTTTGCCATGGCTGTAATGCCGGCGTTGATCGTCGCACCGCTCGGCGCAGCACCGGAGCCCGCAAGGTTGTCATGATCAGCGTGGAACAGAGCCGTGCTATCGCCCATGGTTGGGTTGCTCGTCAGGACCGCCCAAACAAGATTGCCAACGGTGCGGATGGCCGCACGGCCCATTTTCATCGGCGTGCGGGTGAAGGCGTCCATATCATCGTTGATGATCGCCTGACGGGTGATGCTGAACAGCCTGCCGTAGGTCGCAAGGACGATCTGTTCGGCGTGGTCGCCATAACTGCCATACTTGTATTCACCGCCCGCAGGAACTTCGGCAAGCGACGGGAAGGCGCCGGTCCCGACCCGGCTGGCCGGCTTGAAATCGGACAACGTGCCGGCATAGGTCCACTGCTGGAACGTCTCGTTTGCTTCCGCAAACCCGCGCAACATGGATTTGTTGGCAACATTGGCAAGGATTTCGCCAAAGTCGGACGTGCCATGCATGCCGCCCGCCATTGTCGGCACGAAGAACATGCCGGCAAGCTCCATGCGGTTCATTGCGGCCGGTGTCAGGTTCCGCACATTCAGCGACGCACGCCCCATTTCCATCAGGGACATGGCCGTGAATTCGTTGCGTTCTCCGCCATCCATTCCAGCGCGAGCAAGCAAGGCTTTTTCAGCCCCCTCGCGGAACTTGTCGACGCCGTCAAGCGTTACCCGGCCGGGAGCGGCGTTGATCGTCTCGTCGCCGCTTCGCATCTCCGCGATCTTGTCGACGATCCGTGCGTTTGCTTGCGCCACGGTGACACCTTCGGTGACGAGTTCTTCGGCAAAATCCGTCGCCAGGCGGGCCGCGCGTACCTGCGTGAAGATGCCGCTTACACGGTCCCTCTCCGCAGCCTGCGCTTCCAAGCGCGCCGCATCGACAGCTGCCGTATCGACAGCCAGCGGGGTTGCAGCTTCCGGCTCCGGCGGCGTGGGCGCCGAGGGTGCCGGTGATTTCTTGGTAGGCATTTCCGGTTTCCTTTCCTTCAGGTCCGCGGCACACATGACCGCATTCATCGGCACGCCCTCGGCTTGCCAATTTCTGGTGAACTCCAGAAGTTTTTCCGGAGCATTTTGATAGGTTGAATAGTTGAAGACAGCAGGCGCAGCGTCTTCCGCGTCACTATCCGTCACCGCTTCGGTCGCAAAGCCGGCGGCGACGGCATCTTCGCCGTTCATCCAGGTTGTCGCCTTCATCAGGTCCCGGATTTCGGCTTCGGGCTTGCCCGCCCGCGCCGCATAGATCCGCGCCCATGTGTCGGCCATGTAATCAAGATGGTCCGCTGCGTTGCGGTGCTCTTCCGCAGTGCCATAGGTCAGGCCGGACGGATCGTGAATCATCATCAGCGAACCGGGCAGCATTCGGATTTCATCACCTGCCATTGCGATAACGGACGCAGCAGACGCGGCCATGCCTTCGATCTGGATCGTGACGCGGCCAGGATAGAGTGAAAGCGCGTTGAAGATCGCGACCCCTTCCGCTGCGATCCCACCGTATGAATTCAGGCGCACGTTCAATTGCTCCTGATCCAGCTCCGGCAGCGCCTCAAGAACGGCCCGCGCCGTAAAACCTTCCCAGTCATCGCCCACGAACCCGTAAAGGACCAGGTCGCCGTCAATCACGATTTCAGGCATCTTCGTTTTCCTCTTCCATGTTCTCAGTGTCTTCGTCCTCGGGAATATCCGGCACGTTGGCCGGCGTCTCCGGCCGCGGCGGGGACGACGCGGCGCCGGCATCACTGTCAAAAACCAAGCCCGCGTCATTGGCGGCCGCACGCTCCGCGATGATTTCCGCTTCGACGACCTCCGGGTCGTACCCGAGTTGACGGATTTTCTGCCGGCGCGAGGAAAGACCGGCCTTGATTTCGTCGCGCATGGCCGGCACTTCCTTCGTCGGATCGACCAGGGCACGCCGTTGCGGCGTCCAGCCCAATTCAAAGGGCTCACTCGAACCTGTCGCCAACGCGACAGCGTCCTGCGTCCAGCGGGCCAGACCCTGACAGAATTGCGGGATCATCATCAGCCATTGCCAGGCGTTGACGTTGTTATCCATATCGAGGCGCCCCATGCGCCCCGACGTGAAATTCACCTGCTTCAGGTCGCCGGATATGGATTCGTAGGTGATGCCCAAACCAATCGCGATTTTTCGAATGTTCGCTTTTGTATGGTCGACGTAGCCCCCCACATCGGGCGGGTCTGCAAACTCGACACGACGGCCGCCGGCAAGGTACTTGATCAGACCAGGCGCAAGCTGCATGCCGACAGACGGATCGTCCGGGCCTCCGCTGCCGGTCGGGCTCGGCTCGCCTGCGCCATTGTCCGGATCGTAAATAAAGGCAGCAAAACAGGCGGCGATTTTCTGCCGCATCAATTGTGCGTCCTCATAGTCTGCCAGGTCCTGCATGGTCAGGAGAACGGGAGCCAGCCAGGGCACGCCCCGTACCTGCCCCGGACGGTCACGGCGAAAAACATGGATGACATCACGGGCGAGAACACGCTTTGACACGGGCAAGGCGAAAGTCGACGTGCTGGCCGGATGCTCACTGAACAGCCAATAGGCAACACGCTTGCCCCGCAGATCGAATTCAACCCCTTGCACCGCGCGATTGCCATTCGGCAGCGTCCCGTCTTTCGACGTATCCAGATAGTCCGCCTCCAGGATCTGGATCTGAAACGGCAACGACAGGTCGTCGCTGGCACGCCGGTACCGGCGCCGGACAAGCACCTCGCCGTCCGAAACGACGGCTTTCATGATCAAGGACTGAAGCCCGTAGAGATTGCCGCAGCCATCCGCATCGATGTCGGTAGAATCGAAATGTGCTGTGATCAGCGCATTGATTTCGGCTTTCCTGCTTTCTCGTTTGGCATCAACATTCGGGATGATGCCGGCGCCAATAACGGCGCCGTCGATGATCGACTGACCGCGCGCCGCGTAAGGATTGTTCCGGATCGCATCCCGGCTGACATCGCGCAAGCGCCCAAGCTGCCCGCGCTGCGCCCCTTGTGCATCTGTCGAGACCGCCCGCCAACCTGCCGTGCGCCGGGACCGGGAAGCGGCTTCATAATGCATACCGGCAAGAGCGGCCCTCGCCCGTGCCCGACGCAGTCCGGCCTGCGGACTGAATACACCGACCAGGCGATCAAGAAGGGTTTGCCTGGCCACTGGTCAGACCTCGCGCACGAATGTCGGGAACAGGTTTTTGTCCCGCGTGCCAAGCCCGAGTTCCGCGCGCATTTGCGCGCGCAGGTTCTGCATTTCAGACAGCGAATTGTACGTAACGCTTTCGCCGTTATAGCTGACAGTGCGCACTCCGCGCGCGATCGCAGCTTCCAGCTTCTCAAGTTGTTCGGTCGTAAATGCCATCAAAGCCATCCGTCACGTTGAGGAATCCAGCCTGCCCCCGGCTGGGAATGAGGGGCGCTCGTTTGCGCGTTCGCTGCCGCCGGCCCAGGTGTTGGCGCGGGGTCGGGCTTTGCCCCCTCGATCGGCGCGGCGAAGCTGTTGAATTCGGGTGCCGCAGCCCAGTCGGGCGGGTTTTCCCAATCGATGCGCTCGACGCCAAGCACAAGGGCCAGCGCAAGTGAATAGACGGCAAGGTCAAGCGCTTCATTGCGCTTTTGCCCCTGCTTGAGCTCAAACCCCTTCGCCGTCCGCCGTTCCGCGCAAAGCTCTTCGAACACCTGGTCCGGCAGAGCGTCCGACAGGTGATAAGCGCCGCTGCCGGCATCCTTGCGAGACAGGCTTGTCAGGATTTCCGACTTCAGTTTCCAGGTGCCGACTTGAATGATCGTCAGATCACTCCGGCCCTTCCGGCGTTTGCCGCTTTCCTTGCGCGGCTCCGTTTCGACCGCGCGATCGCGCTCCCAACCCGGGCGCCCCTTGATCAAGTGAACACGGCGCCCGAGACCGTCTTTCTTGGCTTTCCGATAAAACGCATAGGCTTTCTCGGTAACGCCATCTTCACCGCCCGTGTCCACCGCCAGGGCCGCAGGTTTCAGAGACATGCCGCTGCCGGCGACCGGAAAGGACACCTCAAGAAGATCACGCAAGGCCTGCCAGTCTTCAGCGTAGCGCGCCGGGTCGATGGCGCGCTTTTCCGCGCCAGGCGCATCGGCCGGCGGCTCATGGATGTCGCGCCGCTCGATAAGCCAACGCTCCTTGTTCTCGCCATAGGCTTCGAATTGAACGACGAAGCGGCCCTTTTGAACATCGACAACAACCAGAATGAACCGGGTTCCAGCTGGAGCGACATTGAGCGGGTACCGTTCCGCGCGGTCTTTCAGGGACTGGACAGTGATATCGGACCCGGTACCGAGCGACCGCGGCTTGTGCGGGTGGCCCTGATCGACATTTACGGTTGTCTTCAGACTGGTTTCGTCGCCCGTCCGTTCAAACTCTTCGACCGCCTGCAGGTACTTTGTCACCAGCTCCGCCCATGACTGAAACGCGGCCGCCGGCCCCTTGAGCCAATACGAAACAATCTCGGTTTCACGGACGCGGTCATCATCGATCGGCACCAGCTCACCGTCCGCCGTTTCGTGAAGCCAAACACCCCCGATATTGAGATCGCGCTTGCTCTTGGCCGGGAGAGCGACGCCGCAATGCGGGCACATCAACTCCGCTTCGCGTCCACGCTCCGCCGGGGTGCCGGACTTCGGAAAGACCAGGAGTTTGAAGTCCGGTTCAAAACGTTTGCCGCAATCGGGACAGGTCCAATACCAGCGCCCTCGTGTGCCGCGATTGTAAATTGCAAGAATGCCGCTGGTCGGCGGAGCCAGGTGCGGGAATTCCGGGTTCGGCTTCCAGTCTTCATCCATCAGCAATCGGCCAGGAGAGGATTCTGCGATGGTCTTGCCGCGAGACCCGAATGTCTGGGTACGCTTGAAGGCCAGGTCGAAAGGGTTTCCTTCCCCGTCGATATCTTCCGGCATGCGGTCATAATCGGTCAGCAACATGATCGGAATATCAGACGACGAAAACTTGCTGATCACCGGCCAACCAATGTCCAGGCGCATGTTGCCGAGATACCGCTTGTCATAGATCGTATCGGCGTTGCGCCCGCTTGCCTTGCGCTCAGCCAGAGAAGGACAATTCCGGATCATGGAGTCGAGCTTTTCCAGCGAGAATTCGCGCGCGGCGCCTTGGTCCATCTGCACAACCCGCATTCGTACCGGGTCGCATTGAATCCCCTGCCCGATCTTGTTCATGATCAGGCCTTCCGTTTTTGCCGTTCGGGCCGGACCGGCAAACCCGATTGCCTTGAACAGACGAGACGTCGCCATGGTCGCCGGTTCCATCATGTAAGGAACGACGTCATTGCGCCACGGCACTTTCTGCCCGTTGTCCATAAGCTTGCGCTCCGCCGCGGCCCACTCGGGCACGGTCTGGCGCTCCAGCGGCGCGATCGAAGGCAGTGCAGCGGCCAGGCAGTCGACCGCTTTGGAATACTCCGGCGGGCGCCAGCCATGGGGGCGCGGCGGCAAGCTGTGTGCGTTCATGGATTTACTCGGCGGCTTCGGCCATGGGCGCAGCGGACACGCCGACATAGTCGGAAAGCGTCAGGTGCAATTCCCGCAACAGATCATCGCACGCGACAACGGCGTGTTCCGCCTGCCGGCCGGTCAGCCCTGCATCGCGTGAAAGGCGGTCGGGCAGCCCGTTGATCCCGTTGCGGACAAGTGAAAGGACATCGTCAAGCAAGGCCGCAACTTCCTGTCGTGGCACCAGATCGCCGCGCTCGCGTGCAAGAGCATTGTATTGCCGCTCCACCGCGTAGATCTTCTCGCGTTCGGAGTGGCTCAACTGCATTTCGCTGTCGTCGGCAGACCCGCCGATCAGCTCCATTTGCAGCTGGCGCACTGCGCGTTCGGCGGCTTCATCCTGCGTGCGGCGGTCGTCATCGCGGGCACACTTCCAGGCCCAGCAATTCGAAAGCTGAAACTCGAACGCCCGCCCGTTGGTTCCTTCGGTAAGAACGGGCATGCCCGACCGGCGCCAGCTGTCGATTGTGTTTTCGCTGGTGCCGAACGCCGCCGCCAATTGCGCGCGGTTCAACACCGCGTCCTCGACACTGTCAGGCAGCGGATAGCTTGTCTTGAGATTTTCGAGGGTGTCGTCAGCCATGGCCTAGAACATCAACATCAACAATAAGCTGCAGCGCTCAGAGAATTCGCACAGCCCAATGTCCCACGGTCGCGAATTACCCGTGGGCGGCGGCGGTCAGGAAGGACCCGCGGTTACTTTGCGGTCCTTAGCGCGTGGGTCATGCCACGGCGCATGTTCGGGAGAAGGCGGCGCTTGGCCGTTGCCAGGGCATCGCGGCCAAAGGTCAGCTGCTTGCGGTATCTCGCCTTCGGTTCGTAAGCGACCAGCAGTTTCGGCGACCCGCCCTTACGGCCAGGCCGCTGCCAGATCCCGGCCACCCCCTTGACCGTTCCGGAGAACACGTTCGGTTTCGACAGCAGGCGCTTGATCGCGCCCCGGCTCATGTTGCCGTAACGATTGAGCCTTGCGTTGACCGGAACCGGAATCGCTATGCTCTTCGGGCGCCGTTCGCCGCCGTCTTCCAGGCGCTGCAAGTACTGCGACTGGATCGGCTTGAAGAACACACGGCCGGAAAGGCGGCGCTTGCTCGATCGCTTGACTGCAAGGCCGCGCTTCGTGAAAGGCGTCGGCCTGTCGAGCCTGACGTCAAGCAACCGCTCTTCGCCGGCCTTCACGTCTTCAAGGGTTTCATTGATCCCGAGCGACATTGCGAACGGCAGCTGCTGTCGCTGGAAGTCGGTCAATGAACGCTCGAAGCGGTCAATGTTGTGATCGATAGAGAACATATCAGGGCATGAAAAAGGCCCGCATCGTTGCGAGCCTGTCTTACCTATCAGGTGCTTTCGCCATAGAAACCCTTCGCACCAACACCGCCAGTATGGCGTTTCAGTTGGCTGGGTCCGCCGCCTCAGTCGCTCCGTTTGTGTGGTGAATACTCTCACCCGTGCCCGAGGGGTCCGACGAATCGTCCTGCACTTTGGATAACTCAGGACGTTTCACAGCGTCAACAGGCACGTCGACCAGCACCTTGCCGATTTTGCTTTCGAAGGCGCCGTAAACGCGCTGCTTGGCCTCGCTGTAGCCGGTAAACGCGAAGTCGATACCCGACCACACACCCTTGACCAGACCGAGCATGTGCCCCTTGTCCAGATCCGCCAGCCAGGCAATGAACCCATCCGGCAAAGGCTCGTCTTCAAACGTTCCGTGCGAAACGTCGATCACCTTGCACAAGAGCTCCTTGCGGACGCGGGCCGGACGGCCACTTTCCCTAAAGCAGACAATGCCTTCCACCCCGTCGCACGCGCGGACATCATCGGCGCACTGTCCCTTGCTGCGGTCGATGCCGGCGAACAGATAGCGGGCAAACATCGGCCGCTTCACGGTGTAGGTGCCGCCCTTCTTTTTCTTCGTGCTGAGACCATAGGGGCGCTCGACGCACTCCATGGGCAGATAAGCCAAAAGCCCCTTTGCCATCAGTGCGTCATGCGCCCGCCGCTCGCATTTCGGATTGGTGTGGATAACAATCCACTCGACCGAAGACTGGTTCACCAGGGCCTTCAAGAGCTCAAGATTGAACACGATGTCCGGCCGCTTCACCTTCGCCTTGCTCATTCCGCAGCCTGCCTTTCGATGATGGTTTCATAGTCGGTTCTGAATCGGTCGACCGCCGCGCGCACGGCTTCCAGGGGGCTGGAATAGCGGTCATAGTCTTCCGGCGGCACCGGCATCCAGATCCAGTCCGGGCAATCGCTGTCCGGCCCGAGCCAGGGCCAGCCGTTTTCCTTGTGAAGCTGCTTCCAGGCATGCCAAATGCCCGAGCCCTTCGCGACCTCGCCGAACAGCTCGCCGAACTGGACAAGCGCCGGGTCGGCCGTCACGCCCCTGCGCCGGCGGACCGCGTCTTCGTGCATGGTGTTTACACGCGGCCAGCCGCTGTTTGCCTGCCGTTCAAGCAACAGGCTCGCCCGGTCAAACGTTCCGTCAGCGCAAAGCTTTTCCTGCGTCACCGACAGCGGCGGTATGTGCCCATAAGGCGCCAACATCAGATCGGCGAAGCGGACGGCACCCCAGAGTTTGCCGTAGGGCGGCGCCGTCTCGAAAGCCCTGCCGCCGCCACCCTTCACGGTCTTTTCCGGCAGCTTTTCCCAGCGTTTCTCCTTGAGATAGACCGAATAACGGCAGATTGCCTGCCGCTTCAAAACCGTTTTGACGTGGTGCACATAGGCCCCCTGCAGGGCGACGGCCTGATCGCGTTCGGCTTCGCTCAGAGAGAACCAGGCCTTTTCGGTAGGCTCCGGACTGTCGTCAGCAAAGGTCGGCCAATCCTTGTGCGCTTTCTTCAGCCGACGCCTCCACGTCTCGCGGCTGACGGTTTCGGATTTTTCCTCTTCAGCGCTCTCGCGCACGCCCTCTCTCTCATTTACGGGTTCTATTACCCGTTCCCTTACATGGTTAGGCGGCATATTTTGCCGGTTGAAACTGTCGGAATCTGCCGGTTGCTCGGGCACGTTTTCGCCGGTAGAGCTACCGGCATTTTCTGCCGGTTGAAACTCGTCTTCAAACGCCAGCTTGTAGCGGTTTGAGCCCCGCTTTCCGTTCTCTCGGGCAGCGTCCCAATTGATCAATCCACGCTCGCGCAAGCGGTTCAGCTGCTCGCGCACCGACCGTTCTTTCAAGTTGGTGTTGTCGCAGATGTAGTCCTGACTTGGAAAACACCCGTAGATCGGGTTGTGACAGTCCGCCAGGACCATCAGGACCGCCCATTCCGACGGCTTCATGTCGCGGTGGATCTGCGGCTGATCGAATGCCCATTTGGTCGCCGCGTGGCTCATACCGTTCCTCCCGCCAGCTCGCAGGCCTCGGACAGGGTCGCAGCGACCGCGCGCACCCTATGCTGCCGCGCAAGATGCCAAGCCGCGCGCGCCGCGCCCTGAATATCGGCGAACCGTTCGGCGAATTGCAGCTTGTCAGTCAGGCGGCCGTCAGCCCCGCCGAGAAAACGGACATCATGGAAGCCCATGAAGTCCGGCCAGCACACCACGAAGGGCGGTCCGGCCCTGTCTGCATCCGATAGCGACGGGACCGGCACAGGGTCGCGCCTGGTCACTTCCATCATGTGGAAACCTCCTGTTCTGCCGGCGACACGCGCACATAAGCCGGGTGGTCGGGTGGAAAATCGAAGGGAAAGACGACGGTCATGTCGCCGCCGATATTGCTGGCCTGCACAAGCCCCGCGCGCTGCAGCGTCACCAGCGCGCGCCAGAGCGTGACAGGATGCAGGTCAAGCGCGCGGGCAAGGCCCGCCGTTGAAACGCGGAACGGCCCGTCAAAGTGCTTTTCCGCCAGGGCCATCAGCACCTTGCGCCGCTGGCACGGGTCGGGCATGGCGCGCGCGCTCATGGCCTTCAAGACGTAGGGTTCGGCCTTGTCGCTCATCCGACACACTCCCCATGGTCGGCCTGACAAAGTGCGCCTTCGGTCGACAGAGCCCAATCGCCCTGCCGCTCCATGTATCGGCGCATTTCCGCGCGGCTGTAGCGCTTGGAAAACTGTGCAGCGGCGCCGGTCTTGGTCTTGCCCTTCAGACTGTCTTCCATGCCCTCCCACCAGGCGGCCCGGTCGGGAAAATCGCGGGTGAAAGCTGCGATGCTGGCTTCTGACTTCAGGAAACAGCCGTCGCAATTGCCGAGCCAGCAATTGCCGCGCACGTTGGGAAGAGCCAGATCGAACGGTTGCGCTCGCCAGAACGCGGCAACGTCGTGCTTCCCGACGCCCGCATCGGCCAGCGGCGTCCAAACCGTCCATCTGTCCTTGGGCTTCGGCTTGTTCAGCCGGTGCGGTTCATCGGCCCGCAGCCCAACGCAATTGGTCCAATACCGCCACCCGAGCGTCATCAGAAAACGTTTCGCGGTCCTGACCTTTAGTTCGGTCGAGCAGAATCGCGCCTGCTGGTTCGGCAGGAAGCCCCGTTTTTCTATCAGTGCTTCAAACGGTTCCCCGTTCTCGCTGGCGCCCTGCCGTCCAACGATTTCAAAGAACGGCTTTTCCGCCCGATATTCCAGCCAGGTGATTTCCACGCCCCATCGGCGCCCGACCTCGGCAACGAAGTCGAGCGTCTGGGGCATTTCCCGGCCCGTGTTCTGAAAGGTCACCTCGACGCGATCCGGCAGATCGCCGTTTGCTTCAAGGATCTGGTGCAACATGTAACCGCTGGTGCGGCCCCCGCTGAAAGCAATCTGGACGAAGCCCTCCGGCAAGCGATAACAATTCATGCCGCCCCTCCCAGAATGCAAAGCTGTTCGCCGCGCCCTGCGCGTGCCCGCTCGCGGTCCAGGGCCGCGGCGCAGGCCGGGTTCAGCCAGAGCCGTTCCGTGCGCGGGCGCGCGCCGTCGGCATGGGTGGCCTTGTCGACCGTGCGCCAGCCCGCCAGCGTGCCGTCATAAAGCGCCGAGGCGTAGCCGGAGAGAACGACCATGCCTTTCAGCTCCTGCAGCGCCTCAAGCAGCGCGACATGGTCATCAAGGGAAAGCTCATGGCGGTATCCGTGGCCGGATCTGAAGCAATGGCTGGACCGCGTTTCCGGAAGATAGGGCGGGTCGACATAGTGCAGGACGTCCGCCGCATCGTGATACCGCATCAGATCGATCGCGGGCCGGTTCTCGATGCAAACGCCCCGCAGCCGCTCGACGATCCGGTTCAGCCCGTCCGGAAGGCCCATCCAGTCTCGTGCCGGCGTCGTTCCGCGCCGGTTCGCATTGCCGCGAAAGCCGGTCTTGACCTTGGGATTGGTCCCGTCGGACCCGAAGCCCTGAAACGACCGCACCACCATGCGCCGCGCGCGCTCAAAGGCATCGTCCGCCGGCTGATAAGCAGCCTCGAATTCCTGCCGCGCGAACGGCGTCATTTCGATTGCGTCGATGAAACGGGCGGCGGTTTCCGGGTCGCGCAGGATCCGGAAATAGCTGACAAGGTCCTCGTCCAGATCGTTGTAGACCTCGGAATAGGCCCGTTCCTTGCGCAGCAGCACCGCCGCCCCGCCGCCGAACGGCTCGACATAGATGCGGTGCGCCGGAAAATGCGAAATGATCCAGGGCGCCAGGCGCCATTTGCTGCCGTGATATCGAAGCGCCGGCCTGGTCGGGTCGCTCATAGCGCCGCCTCCCTGATCAAGGCGTCGACCAAGGCGATGCGTTCGCCAAGCCAGTGCATGACATTCACGGCCATGGAATTGCCGAGCGCCTTGTAGCGCGGGCCGTCCGGGTCCTTGACGCGCCACTGGTTGCCCTTCAGGCGGACCGGAAGCCCGAGCGCCTTCAGCTCTTCCAGGTCCTCGCCGTCGTCCAGGTCGCGCCAGCCGCCGGCGGAGGCGCCCGGAACACGCGTATGGCCGTCGGCAAAACCCTGCAGCCGCTCGCATTCCACCGGCATCAACCGGCGCACCTGCCAGGCATCGGCAACAGCCTGCGGCACCTGCCGCGCTTCCAGCGTATAGGCGGCGCCATCTGCGCGAAAACCGGCGCCGTCGGGCCCGGCATCCGGGTTTTCAGACACCGCCCGCTCCTGAATCGCCACCACCGCATGCCCGCCCGCGTTCTGGTGACTGCCGTCATGGCCCATCGATCGCAGGGTCGGGTGCGAACCGTCCGCGACGGCCTGCACTTCCGTTCCCTTGCAATCGAAGGCAACCGGCACCAGCGGCGTGCCCCGCCCGCTGCCGTCCTCCGACGCGTCGAACCCGTCCGCGCGCAGGCTGTGCGCCACGAAGGTGTCGCTTTCAAAATCGAGCCGTACGCCGCTTTCACTGTGCGACAGCAGCGCCGCCGCAACGTCGATATCTCCCGACCTATTGTTGCCCCCGAAGGCAAGCAACTGGCCGATCGTGGCGTCCTGAAGCGTCTGTCCCGGATAGGCGTTGCCGCCGCTGTTGTTCAGCGCGCCGCAGACTTCCGCGACCGCGACGACCGGGTCCTGCCCGCGCGTCTCGCCGGCCCGCTCTACCCCCCGGCCACTGCCGACAAGGCCCGGTGCAACGTCGGCGGCAAGTCCTTTCCTCGCTTTTCGGCCCGGCGCAGGATTCCCCTGCAGGCTTTCGGCGTCAAAAAGTACCGCTGCGGCAGCGCGCCAGTCTCCAAGATATCCGACAACGAAGACACGCCGGCGCCGCTGGGGCACGGCGAAAGGGAACAGGCATGTTCTGGCAAATTGAGCGTCAAGCACACGCCAGGCGATGCCGTAGCTGTCCGGTCCTCCGGTGACGATGCCGGCGTTCTGCCAGCCTCCGGCGGGCGGCTCGATCGCCGTTCCCGTGAGCTCGCCCAGAAATCGGCCGAAGTCTTGTCCCCCGTTGCTTGAAAGCACGCCGGGGACGTTCTCCCACAAAAACCAGGCGGGGCGGTATCGGCCAAGAATTTCGACAAAGACAAGGGTGAGCTGGCCGCGGTCGCCAGCCATGCCAAGGCGCAATCCCGCGACGGAATAGTCCTGACAGGGGGTTCCTCCGACAAGAAGGTCAATTGCATGGCCGGGCCACCTCTCAAATTGCGTCATGTCGCCGTGGTTCGGCACGTGCGGATAGTGATGCGCCAGGACGGCGCACGGGAACGGCTCGATTTCGGAAAAGAAAACGGGTTCGAAGCCGAGCGGATGCCACGCCACCGTCGCCGCCTCGATGCCGGAACAGACAGACCCGTAGCGCATCAGGCAGCCCCCTTGCCTGCAACCTGCAATGGCGGCAAGTTGTCGTCCAAAAGGGGGACCACTGAATGAAAAACGACACTCAATACGCGACACTTGCGTTCGGCATCGTGGCCGGTTTTGCGCTGGGAATCGTCGTTGGAATGTTCTCGCCACCGGCCAACTTCAAGGTACCCACCGCCTGCGATGGGCAAGCCTTCTGGTGTTGGCTTGATCGTTGGCAGACCTTGATTGCAGGCTCTATTGCAATCGTGGGCGCCGCCGTCGCATGGTCGACGGTTGAGCGGCAACTCGAGTATCGAGACAAGGAAAAACTTTATGCCCGCAGGAAGCAACTTGTAATCGCTTTCCGCCTCTTGAACGAAACAAGGTTCGTCGCCAATAGATACAAGCAGGCGTTTTCTGAAATCCGTGAAGCGTTGGAAAGCCCGTTCGATATTGCTAACGAACTTCTCGCCAAGGGCCAGAAAGAGCCAATTCCAATACCAGACGAAGTTCGGGAACACTTTAGTGTTCTGACATTTGTCAGCCACGACATGCTGAACCAGGCAGTTCGTGTTTACCGAACGAAGGTTCAAGCGATAGGAATAGCGCGCAAATGGAAAGATTTTAAAAACTTGCCAGATGACGAGAACAAACAACTTGCCAAGCTGGCCGGCGATTGCTCTTTTAAATCCGAAAATTTTTCGACAAACCTCAACGCATGTTTGGAAGAAGTTAAGGTAGAACTCCGCGAGACAGGCATAGACCCGGACACGATTGTGCATCGGCAGATTTTGGTGGTGGATTAGGCAATACTTCACGACTGCCCCTCCCGCCGCGCCCGGCAGGCCTTGATGCGCGCCAGACGCTGCTCGCCCCGCGCGACCAGGGCGGGCGCCCCGCTTGCCAGATCCAGCCGGGCGCAATGCTCCAGCGGCCCGAACCGGTCGGTTGCTACCGCCCCGGCAGCCACGGCCAAAGCACGTTTGGATTTCGAGATATCGAAGTGCACCCACGACGCCTTGGGCGGCTGCTGCAGCCAACGCCGCGCAACGCCGATCCGGTCAGCCATCGCAAGCAATTCGTCCAGCGTGTCGGCCCACATGTGGCACATCACCATGCGCCCGAACTTGGCTTCCATATCGTCGACATAGACGGTCACGGGCGCCCCCGCATCGCTAGCGCCAGGTGGCGCGAGTAAACGGCAACCGCCTTCCAATAAGCCGCCATCGGCGCCTTATGTTTGCGCCAGGCCTTGTCCGCCCGCTCGCGGGCGTCGCGCGACATGTCCCGCAAAACGGCTTCGACGGCGGCCCGGCTTTCAGGGGGCAGCTCGGCAAGCCGCTTGGCAGAAGGAAGGCTCATCACGGGATTGCGGACATCCGCACGATTGCTCCGGTCGGTCATCCCCCTCCCTCCGGAAACCCGTCATGCGTCACCCCGTCCAAGACGCGGCCGGCCAACTGCTTGCCGATGCGGGAAACGATCTGCGTTTCGTCCAGACCGTCCCAATCGCACCACATGGGCCGGAACGGCTCGCCCCAGCGGCCCGCTGCCGTGTCCCATTCCCGATGGTCAAACCGGCTCATTTCCGGATCGTCATCGATGGTCCAACCGTCAACGGCGCCGACGTGGGGCGCCCAAGCGCCCCACTGCTTGAACAGAAACGCCACCCCGGCCGCCGCGCATTGATCGCGCAAGGTCCGCGCCCATTCGGGATGCATCGGCCGCGCGTTGCGACCGCTTTCGCCGCCGACAATCACCCAATCAAGCCCCGACCTCCCTTCCTCGACGTCTGCCGCCGACTGCAAACCGCGCCGACAATTGAAGAGAGGGGGAAAGCCATTCGCGCACCAGGCGCAATCACCCCAGCATTCGGCGCCGAGCGCGGTTTCGCCGTGCCAGGCGATTTCCAGATCCACCGGCCCCAGCAGCGGTTCCGCCGAAACGAAGCGCACCGCCGCCGGCGTTTGCAGCAGATAGGGAATTCGCGTGTCGGCGGTCGGCTGATCCTCGATCGACGTGCCCAGCCAGATATTTTTCAGCGGCAAATGCGGCCAGATGCCGGGCGTCGGGCACGGGCACGGCAACAGAGCCTGCGCCGCAGCAATGCGGCTCTCGCGCCTCTTTTCCCGAAGATAGTCCCGCATCCGCTCCGGGCGCTTGGTCAGCACCTGAAACGTATGCTGCGGACACAGCGCCATGACAGCGAAGACCTTGTCGATCCATTCGTCCGGCACGTTTTCATGGAAAAGATCACCATGGGCGCAGACGAAGATCCGGCGCGGCTTCTTCCAGCGCAGCGGCTGGTCAAGCCACTCTTCGTTGAACCGCACCTTCCCGTTGAACTGCGCCGCGCCGGCGGCGTTCTTCTTGGCAAGGCCGATCCGCGAGGGCAGGTTTTTAAGCCGCGTCGCGGCCAGGTCCGCCGCATAGCAGAAGCGGCACCCTTCGGACATCAGCGAACAGCCGGTGATGATGTTCCAGGTTGCGTCGGTCCATTCGATCTTGGTTTGATCAGCCATCGGCCTGCCCCTCGATTTGCGTTCCGACAGGCTTTGCCGCGTCGGCCAGCAATTTCGAGCCGTTCAGATAGATCCGGAAGCCGTTGAAGATCTGCTTCGCAAGCGCACTGCGGGCCATCGCGTCCTGCGTCGAAATCTCGCCTTTCCGGAGCGCTTCCAGGTCGCCGCACAGGCCTCGAATGACGTTGTCGATGCCAAGGCTTTCCGTTTCCGGCTGGCTTTCATAGTCGCGTGGTGGCATAGCCTTGCTCCCTGTGTGCAGCGATGGTGAAAAGGGCTTCGGCAAGGGCGTGAACCTGACAGGCGCGCCTGCGGTCCTTGAATGCCCCGGCCACCGGCTCGGCAGAACCGAATTCATGCTCACAGCGCGTGCACACGGGGGCCATTTGCTGATAGCGGCCGTCGTGACTGTGACACTCCAGAATGTCGCGCTCGCATATGGCGCATGTGAAAAGAACACGGTTCCAATCGATCGGTTCCGACGGATTTTTCGGCACGTTCAGCCCTCCCCATCGCCGCGCTCAAGCCGCGCGGCGTATCTCAGCAGCACATCGCCATGGCAAGGCGCATCCAGCGCGCACCAGCAGGCCAGGTCCTTGCCGGCAAGCTCATGAACCGGCAGCTGCGGAATCGTCAGATGTTCGAACAGGCGGCAGGCTTCGGCCGCATCCATCGGCGCCCCGGTTTCGGGCGACGGAGCGCCAACCTTGAACGGATTGCCCCATTTCGACGGCCGCGCGACGATCACCGCGTCCGGCGCGTCGCAGCGCCAGGGGCGCTTCCGGGTCATCTGGATACGTTTAGGCATCGCCTGCCCCCGCCATGCCAAGCGCGTGTTCATAAAGCTCCAGGACGGAGTCCTCTTCCTCGCGCTGGTGCGGTTGCTTGCGCCGGCGGGCGATAACCAGCTTCAGGATCTTGACGTCGAACCCGACGCCCTTGGCCTCGGCATAGACGTCCTTTTTGTCGTCGTTGATCGCCTTGTTTTCTTCTTCCAGCCGTTCGATGCGCTCGACAAAGGCCCGCAATTGATCGGTGGCAATTCCACCCGGATCTCTCATGATGTTTTTGCCCTCCACTTCCTTTGATAAGAGGCGTTCAACGCCTTGCGCCGCGCGGCCCATTGCGGGTCCAGGAAGTTGCGCGCCACGAATGCGCTGACACCGGCCTTGGCCGCCGCCGCGCGCCAGCTGTCGCCCTCCTGCCGGGCCGCGGTCACAATGCGGATTTGCTCCTGCGTCATGCCGCCCCCGCCTCTTCCCGGCGCCGCGCCCGGTTCGCATTCACTTGCCGCCGCCGGCGGGCGGCCCACCTCGGGTCGAAATGATTGCGCGCAACGAAGTAACTGACGCCCGCGAGTTTGGCCGCGCGGTTCCAGCTATGCCCGCAATTGCGCGCCGTGCGCACGGCCCGGATCTGGTCCAGCGTCATGTCGACACCTCTTCGGTTTGGGAAAAAAGCGGGCCGAACCCGTCGCAGACAGGCGCCTCGTTTGCCGCCAGCTTCAGATCGGAAGGTCTGGAATGCCGGTGCGCTGCACCGGGCGCGATCCAGCGAAGCCGCGGCTTGCCATCGTGCCCGTCCGTGCGCCAGATCACCCAGCAATAGGCGGTCGCGGTTTTGCCGTCCGGGTCCCACTTGCCGCGCGCGATCGGCACCCGCTCGGCAAAGACGCCGACCATGGCCGGTGGCTTCGGCAGGAAAAGCTGCCTTGCCCGGTCCAGCGTTTCCAGCCAGCGCAGCTGCACGAAGACGGCCACACCCCGGCGCGGCGCGTGCTCAAACGCGCGCTCGACGAAGCGTTGCGGCAGGTCGCCATAAGGCGGATTGGTGATGATCCAGTCAAAACGTCCCGCAGGGTGCTGCGATGCCGGGTCGAGACAGAGAAAGTCCCACTCCGGCCCGAACGCCTGATTGAAACCCCGGTCGAACAGATCGGAGGCGAACACTTCGGCGAAATAGTCGGCCAGCGGCACCGCCATGTGCCCGCCGCCGCAGGCCGGTTCCCAGACCGACAGGTCCGTGCCGGGCTCCAGATCAAGCAGGTCGGCGCACAGCGCGCGGGTCGCCCATGGGGGCGTTGGAAAATAGTCCGGCGACTTCGCCGCTTCCAGGCGCGAGGCCATGACGGCACGATGCGACGTCAGCTCAACCATCGGCCCGCGCCTCGCGTTCAAGACACGCGCTTGCTTCAGGTGCGACAGTGGTATGTTCACATGAAACATCCTGTGAAACACGCAAGCCGTCGAACGGGTCGTAATCCAGAACAAGGCAAAGTTTCAGATAGCTTTCCGCGCTGATCTTGTGCCCGCGCGACGCCCGCCGAACGGTAATTTCATTGAGGCCGCTGTCCCGGCTGATCTTGCGCAAGGAATTGTCGGGTCGGCCTGCGATGGCGGCCAGAACCGCCGCAAGACGGCTGAAATCCAACTGCCCGCCGGGCAGCAAGTGTGCATAATCCTCGTTCATGCCGCGCCCTTTCTGCCGTCCACCCGCCGCCGCGCCTCTTCCACCGAGACCGGCGCCACCCCGCCGCCCGGACCGGGCTCAAACGCGGCGCCAAGGTCCGCCACAAGCACGGGTGCGCCGTGCTTTGTCGCCAGTCTCAGCCCGGTCCAGGCGGCAAGGGTTTTCTGTGTGTGTGTCGACGAAAAGCCGCCGGCCAGTGCGGCCTTGACCTTGCAAAGGTCCAGCCCGGTGTCTTCGGCGATCACCGCCGCGATGAAACCGAACCCGACCGGCTCCTGCCGGGTTCTAAGGCGGTGCTGCCCCCGCGCCCGCGAGAACACTTTCAGGGTCTGGCGAATGTCGGCCGTTGCGGCTTGTGCGCTCATTCGCCGCCGCCTTTCGGGCGCCCGCCGCGCGTCCAGTCTCTTGGCAGGCCGTGCAATTCGGCATGCCGCCGGGCGCCTTCGCGCACGGTGTTGTCGCTCTTGTACATGAGCCGCCCGACTTCCAGCGCCGACATCCCGCTTGCGGACATCAGCATGTAAAAGGCTTCGCGCCGGGCTTCGCCGCACCAATGCGCGCGCCCGCTCATCAGGTCCACGGCGCTCATGTCATAGGCGCGGCAAATCTCCGTCAGGATCGTGAAGGCAAGCGCCGGGTCGGCTTTTGAGCCTTCTTTCACGGCGGGCCTGATCATCGGCAGCGCGTCGGGCGCCGGCGGCATCTGCCCCACCTTGCCGCGCGGCTGGTTTTCCGGGTCGAAGAAATGACGCCCCGGCACCTTCGCCGGCAGGCTCTCGCGCGGGCGCACGTGCGAGGCCGCCTGTTTGACGCGCTCGGCGCGCGCCGGGTCGCGCGGCGTCACCAGGCAGGCGCCGAGCAGTGCTTCGGCTGGGTCGCGGGTCGGCGTCAGGCTCATGCGTCACCGCCTTCCTGCCGGTCGGCCAATTCGCGCAGCAGCCCGGCAATGAAGGTCAGCTCATTGGCTTCGTTGACTGCCTCGCGTTTGTCCTCGGGCTGGAAGCGCTCCGGGTCCAGCCCGGCCAGCTGTGCGCCGACATGCGCACGGCGCATCGCGTTGCCGGAAAACTCGGTCGCCCGCGCCGACAGGCGCCGCAGGTCCTCAGGCCTGCACTGGTCAAGAAAAGAGGTCATGCAAGGCACCTCTCGACTTTAACGAGAGACTTTGCTGAAATACTGCCGATTGAGCTTAGAGGGTTGTAATGACCACTGAAGAATTGTTTCTTTTGGCAGCGTTTGCTGTCGCAGTTTCCCTTATTGGCGTCCTCATTCGTTTCGCACAAAAAAGCGCAGTCGAAAAAGCGCTCACCTCGACACCCACCCAGATCAGCAATACGTCTGTGCAAATTGGCTATGCGGGCACCGACGGAAGAGTAGAAGACCTTACGGTTAGGATTTCGAGGGCATATAGAAAGGATGGCTTGGTGTTCTTCGAGGCGCGAACGCCGGGTTTCGTCGATGAACGGACATTCAGCGTGCACAACGTTACTTGGCTGAAGGACGACCTCACCAACGAGTTTCTGGAGGGCGCCGCGGCCCGAGCATGGTTTAAGTCCAGAGTTACCTAAAACTCTCATGCGTCACCGCCTTTCCGCTCGACTCCTGCGGGCATTCTTGTTGAAATGCAGCTTTTGAGGGGAGTTTCTGAAAGATGAGATTTGCAGCCGCGCTGTTCTTCGCCGCGTTGCTTGGCCTTGTCGGGCCGTCCTTTGCAGCTGACGATCCGAAAACCTGCGCGATGATCCCCGAAGACAAGTATCGGCTTGCCTGCTACGACCGGCACTTCCGGGAACCGATGAACCAACCAGTCGACGCTGACATGACGCCAGACGAAGCCAATGAGACCTGGCGCGAAAACTGGCGCCGCAAGATTGAAAAATCCGGCTTTGACGACAGCAAAAAAGTCATCCTCTTTTCGCAATCGACCGCAAAGTATGAGTCCCGCTTCAAAAGCAACTACATCACTCTTGTGATTGCCTGTCGCGAGAACACGACAAGCCTGTGGTTCAATTTTGGTGGGCTTTTCATGTCCGACCTGAACAACGGCAAAATCGATTACCGGATCGACAAACGAAAGCCAGGCGCGAAGAACTTTCGCGAATCCAACAATCACGAAGCCCTCGGCTTGTGGAGCGGCAGCAGCTCCATTCCGTTCATCAAACAGCTTTTCGGAGCTCAAACCCTTTTGATCCGCGCCACACCGCACAGCGAAAGCGCGGTGACCGGAGAATTTAAGATTGGCGGGCTGGAATATGCCATCAAGCCGCTGCGCGAAGCCTGCAGCTGGTAACCTCATTCGCCGCCCTCCCCTTGCTCCAGGCGGTCGCGCGCGGCCATGGCGGCCCGCAAAATGTCGTCGATGAGATCCAGCGCGCCGTCGCCGCGCACGGGCACGAAGCGCCCGCCGGCCAGCGCGCACAGGGTTTCAAGCAGCGGCGCCACCTCGCCGCGTTCGGCGCAGTCGACAATCAGGTCGGCCATGACGTCCGCCGGCACGAACGTGTCCCTGTGCCGGTCGTTTTCGGTGTTGCAATAGTCGGAAAGCTGCTGCCGGGAGACCCGCGTGATCGACGCCGCGCTGTCCTGCCCGCCGCACAGGCGGACGGTGCGCTGAGTGGTGACCTTCAAGGCCCGAAGATCGTCCGCCGATGTGGGCCGATGCACCGTCACGATTGCACCCCGCAATTTTCATCGGTTTTGCGGGATGACAGATCGGTTTCGGCCACGGATGATTGCGGCAAAAGACACGGATCGACGTTTTCAACGCCATACACCCGTATCAACCGCAAGGTTTCTTCATGAATGAACGCCCGAATAGCCGACGCCTTCTGGGAAAGGACGTCCCCGCCGTCGCTCAACCGTTCATACAATCGCCCGTCCCTAGCAACGACGCGGCCGAAGTGTGTCGGGGACATTCGTTCGCCGCACTGCCGCTTGAGCGTCAGGAACGCGTCGATGGGATTGAGCAATTCGTGTGCCATGCGCGAGTAAATGCACGCACTAGCGTTCATGTCAATCATAATGCACGAATTAACGTGCGTGCTATGACTTGTGAAGGACTCTATAAATCTGTCATGAGCACACGTCCGATTGACAGGATTGCCGCCGCTATACTCTTGAGCGGGCAGAGCAAAAGAAGCCTCTCCAAGTCAGCAAAGCTTGGCGTCAACGCAGTGTCTCAGTTATTCACAAAAGAACAAATGCCAGGCCACAAAGGCTTGTCGGCACTCTGTGATGTTCTTTCCATCGATATGGGATGGGTGCTGACGGGAACCCCCAGGAACCCGAGCATCGACACTCTGCTGGAAATCGTTGACGGATTGAGCTTTGACGAGAAAAGCAAGGTTGTAGAAAGACTGGCTAGCCGTGAAAAGCTTACGCTAGACGAACTTCGCAGCATTTCAGAGGAAGCCCAATTGCCATTTGACGCGCTTCAGTCATGGGTGATCGGAAAAGAAGCGCAGCCGAGCGACCCGGCCAGCGTCGCGGCTTTTGATGAACTGGCAATGATTGCAAACGGAAATGAGCTCAACAGCGACTTACTCATGGAAGCGCTAGAGGAAGCTTACCAGATTGAGCGAGAAGTTTACGGCAAGCTGGGCCCTGCCGCTACGCGCGCCAAGCTCGTAAAGCGGATCTACGCTCTCAAGATTTCCGGCAAGTCAGACAGCCAATAAATACCGCAATTTACAACCTATGCGATTTCATAGGTTGTATTCGTCAGTATTAACACTTCAACTCAAAATTGACCTTTACAGCATTCAAACTTTGCATCTTTAATGACTGAACGACAATTCATGTGGCGCAAAACACCACTACTCAACCGTGCACTTCGGGACGAACCATGGGCAATGCTAGTGACCGCGACAAGCTTATCAGGTTCGCCGAGGACCTTTATAAGGATGTCGAACCGCGCCCCGAATACATTGAACTGAGAAACTTCCTCGACGAATGCGCCGAGTACAATTTGACGGTGTTCCTCAGCTCTTTCGTTTGTCACGGACTCTTCGGTCACAGCCAGCCTGAAACATTGACAGGAAAGGATATCGAGCTTTTCATGAAGCACGCCGACTTTTTCCTGCAAACCGCCATGCTGCAACGGAGCATGATGCCATGACCAACACGGCAACCAGGCTGGACTTTGACTTTTTGTCATCGACAAATGACGAGATTGCGAAACAGATCGTTTCCGAATGCCTCCGCAGTGATTTTTTGATCTCCGAAAGCCTCGGTCGATTCTCCGAACAGCTTGTCATTCTGGACGGAAACCCTGCGACGTTGGATTCTCCCCGTATCCTGTTCGGTGGCGGCGATACCCTCGCCTCAAACGAATTTGAACTGGATTGGCCCAAAACGCCTGTTTCGCCGCAGAACGTTTTCAGTGAGACGTATAGGCAGCTGACCTCTAGCGGATACAAGGATTGCATCAACGATACGAACGTCGTCATCGAGCATATTGATTGCCACGATGCCATGACAAGCGTTCACCGGCCCGTGTCTTATTCTCGCATAGTGTTTCCCGTGACAAACGGTCTAGGCGCTTGGTTTATCGGCGTTTACGCCTTCAACTCTCGATCGGCCCAATATCCAAGGGCCTTTGAAGCAGCTGGACGATCCCTGCCGGATCACATCCTAAGAAACACAAATCTTCATATGCCGTGTTAGCCGGCGGAACGTTCCACTTGAGCCCACCGGCATAACAAGTCGTATAGCCCCATCGCAAAAAAAGCGCCTTCTGAAACGCATGGTGCCGCTGCATCCAGCCATATGTATAAACCGGCGCCCATTTCGTGTTGGCGATCACGAGGCAAAGCCGCACCAGGAACGCCGCCAAGTTGTTTTCCCGCCAAGCCTCAGCGACGTAGGTATCGCCAATATACGCGATCTGCCCGCTGATCCCTTTAGCGAACGAAACAGCATCGTCAGAAAGCGAAACCGGCCCTCCGTTTTCGGCCGTGTATGCCCGCTCCCAGAACTCCCTGACATACCGATCCAGGTCCCAACCGACAATTTCGTCGCAGCGAATTGCCGTGGTAGCGACGACTTCCCCGGTCTCAGAACGGCAGGTAATTCCTTGAAACATTGCCGGGAGCAGAGTGTTGATAGATCGATGAAAATATTCGCCGACATACCCCTTATTCGATAGGTCGACGCTCTCGTGATACGATTTAACTTCGTCATGCAACTCTATTTCTTTGACCCCAAAAGAACGAAGCTTCGCCTCAAGCGAAGCCCCTGCTTTCATCAGGTCAATAATTGAGAATTGCACGCCCGCCAAAACAACGCTCCTGTTGAACATGTCCCCACCAATCTAGCCAGTTTCACCAATAATGCGTGGCAAATTTTGGCTATGGCACACGTTGCGTTCAACTTTTTTTCGTGCATTTTATTGATTTGCACGCACATGCGTGCAAGTATCATGTGGATTTTCGACCAGCGGCACCACGCTTGTCAGCCAACTGCACGGGCCAGATCGCAAAATGACCAACACCCCCGCCCCCGCATCTCTTGAAGACCGCCTCGCCGCGCTGGAAAGCCGCGTCCAGGAACTGCAGGCGAACGCGGCGACCAGGGAAGACACGTTGATCGAGGCCGTCACGGAAGTCGTCTTCAAGCGCGTGAAACAGGTTCTGCCGGGATGGATCGCAAAGGCTAACGAAAGCAAAGGGGCGCCGCGCTTCGGCGCTTGCGGCAGCGGCACCAATGAGACCGTGATCGGACCCGATAGCCCTAGCGTTCAAATTTCGACTGAGCGCCGGAGATCATCCCAGTGATCATGTTCGGAACATTGGCCTTGAGCGCTTCGAATTCTTCTTCGCCATACCCGTCGTTGACGGCCCGCTCCGGCCAAGTTTCAGCGGACTTTTTCAGGCGGCGCAGAAAGTCGTTTCGCCACTCGTCATTCGGAGCCGAGTCCAAGAAGTTGGCCAGCAGAATTTCGATCAGGAATTTTTGCGCCGCCAACTGGCAATGCACAAATGTCTCGTTTCTGTCCATGGTCTTTTCCTTTTCTGACATGGATGGAACCGGGCGCGCCGCTTCGGGAGCCTGCGGCGCGCCCGCACCTTTTCCGGTTGATCCCGGCAAACATTCACAATTTCCGGCTGCTGCCATTCTGTCCAGCAAATCGGTAGCGTTTCCCCATGAAACACAATCAGGAGACGCAGCCATGACCGCCTCGGTTCAAAACACACGGTCCGCCTTCAAGGTCCTGCACAACGGCCTGAAATGGTTCCGCGAAGCAACGCACGAACGCGTTGAAGACCGGGTCGCGATGCTCGAAACGCTCGCCCGCAGCGCCGAAAAATGCCTCGACAGCATCGACGCGCAGATCCGCTTCTACCAGTCCGCCACCGGCACGGGCCGCGCCTATTGGATCGAGATTGACGGCAAGGACGAACACGTCAGCGCCCAGCACTTGAAGACCCTGCGGCTCGCCCTGCCGGGCGCCGATGAAGACGCCGTCATCCACGGCAAGGCGGACGCCCTGCAGGCCGTCGCCGAAGCGCTTCAGGCCGCGGGTGAGACCGTCACCGGCCCCGCCACCCTTCGCCAGATCGCCGACCAGCTGGCCGACGCCGCCTTTCAGGCGGGCGGCCAGCCGCCGGAGAAGAGAAAGGCCAAGAAAGAGGTAAAGGCACATGGAAGTCCTTGAAACCGCCCGCGAGGCCGCGCCTTGGATGCTCTTTTCCCTGATCGCTTTTGCGCTGATCATTTGGACTATCGTCGCTGCCTATGCGGCAAAGCTTGAAGCCGCCGACGAAGAATTCCGCGATCCGCAATTCGGTGATTGGCGCGCCGCTGAAGAAACCACCCCGTTCCCCGAACCCGCTTCGCCGTTTCTGCAGTCGTTGGCGAAGCGGGTCATCTACGGCCTCGCCGCCAGCATCTTGGTTGGCGAGGCCCTTTTTGTCATGCATTTGGAAGGGTGGATTTGATGGTTTTGCCTTACGACAAGAGATATCCGCAGCCGGACTTTGGCAAAAGGCGGAGAGATTCGAAGCCCACAGACTCGGTCAACCACCCGCCGCATTACACCAGCCACCCAAGCGGCGTTGAGTGCATCCAGGTCGCCGAACACATGAATTTCTGCCGCGGCAACGCCGTCAAATACATTTGGCGCGCCGGCGAAAAGGGCGATGAAATCGAGGACCTGAAAAAGGCGCGCTGGTACCTCGACAGAGAAATCGAACGCCTTTCAAACGGAACATGACACGCCGCCCCATCGGCACCCGCCCGCAAGCCTGAAGGCAGGCGCCGGGCAGAGATAGAAACCAGGACTTGAAACCATGACCAGCCAGCAAGAGCTTGACCAGGTTGAAATCGAGTATTTCACTGTTCAGGAAGTCGCGGACAAGTTGCGCAAGTCGCTGCGCTGGCTGAATGGCATTCTGGCCGAAGACGGCCGCCGCCGGCCGAGCGAGCAGCTGTTTCAGTTTCATGTCCGCCACGGGAGGACAAGACTTTGGACGCCGGAAGCCCTGACAAGACTGAAAGCCGCGATCGCAAGGGAAAGCGAGCCGGGCGGCGTGCTCGCGGGCTCGCCCCGATCGACCGTGACGGTGTCTGGCACTGTCACGGAACCGTGCGGGCTGGCGGACGCTCGGTCCGCATTAGAAGAAGTCTTGGCCTTCCAGTCGCAACCGTCTCCGAAGACGCCGCCCTTGAAGAATGCCGGCGCTATGAAAGCGAAATCATCGCCGAGGCCACGGGGCAAAGGACGCCGGGGGCTTACGTTAGTGTCGCCGCAGCCGACTACCTGACCCGCACCCGCGAAAAGCCTCTCGGTCAAACCACGATCGATATCGTCCAGGAGATTGCCGGACTCTTCGGCCTGCGCCGGCTCAACGAAATCACGGAAGACGAATGGCACCGCCATGTCGACCAGCGCCAGGCGGGCAACGCGGCATCCACCCGCGAACGCTATCTCAACGCGCTTTTGTCCTTCCTGAAATTCTGCCAGGGCAGGAAATACAGGCTGGACCGCCTGCCCGATTTCGACCGGGACAAGCGCGCCCGCAATCCGAACCGCCGCGCCAGGCGCCGCGTCCGCGAATTGCGGCCGGACCTGATCGCCCGCCTCATGATGGCCGCGCATATTTCCATCCGCGCCCAGATGGCCGTTGAATGGTCGACGGGCGCGCGCGTGTCGTCTGTCCTGCATGGTTGCCGGGTCTGCGATCTGATCTTGGCTGAAGGCCGCGAACAGATCACCTTTCACGACACCAAGAACGGCGAAACCGTCGATGCCGCTCTGCACCCGACCGCCGCGGAGATCCTGCGCGACTATGTCGAGTGGCGCGGCCGGCTTCATGAGCGAGAGGCGCCCCTTTTCCTGACATACCGCCGCAAGCCCTACAGGGACACGGCCGGCGCCAGGGGCGGCCAGAACAAGACAGGGTTCAACGCCGCCAAGCGCCGCGCGGCAGAACAGCTCCTGAAGGACGCGGAGGACCAGGCCCGCCAGGAGAAGGACCGGCAGCGCCGGCTTGAAATCATGGCCGACGCCGAGGCCGACGCCGCCCTGCTGCGGTCAGTCACCCAGCATTGGTTCCGCCACATGCTGGCGAGCCGCATGCTCCGCGACGGCGACATTCGCGCGGCCATGGAACAAGGGGGATGGCTCGACATGCGATCCGTCGTCGGCTACTCGCACGACGTGCCGGAATTCCGCCGTTCGGTCGTGTCCAAATTCGACGATTTCGGCAAGTCTTTGACACGTGAAGAAAAAGACACGGAGGCAAGTAAATGATAAATATAGAGAATTCCAGATTAAACCTGCCCCTTGGTAAGGGAGAGGTCGAGAGTTCAAATCTCTCCGGCAGCACCATCAAGACCTCAATGAAATCAATAACCTGTTGAAACTACAGGGCTTATCTATCCGCCTGTTCCATTGGACTGTTACAGTGGAGCTATGGAAAAGATGGCTGGACACCCCCGCTTGTACCGTCGCGGCGCAACGTACTATCACCGCGCTGCCATCCCTCAGGACATCAAAGCGACCTATCCCAAGTCAGAAGAAACGTTCTCGCTCGGGACCAAGGACTACCAGGAAGCTCTACGACGCGTCAGACAGGAAGCGGTCAAGATTGATCGACGCTTTGACGAGCACCGTCTGGAACTTTCCAAAGCAGCTCAGCCTGCCCTTGAAGAGCTCTCAGACACCCAGATCGACATCATCGGCGACATCTACTACGCCCACCTTCTGGAAGAAGACGAGGCGCTTCGGGAAGAGGGTTTCGAGTCCAAGTCCTTCGAGGAGCATGCTGACGACATCGAAGAGCTTGGGGACATCAATCGGTACGCCTATGCGCGTGGAGAAGACACCGAGGGCTTCTTCAGGGATGAGGCGGAAGAAGTTCTCAGCTGGACCAATGTTGACTTAAAGCTCGTTCCGGTGTCGCCCAGCTGGCGCAAGCTTATCAGGAAGCTGCAGGCAGTCACTCTCAAGGCCAACGAGGGGAAGACAGCCAGAAACCGTGGGGAGGTCATTGAGACCCCCATGGCGCCAACTCAGCAGGTCCCAAAGCCCAGCGCGGCACCAATGCTCTCTGTGGCAATCCCTAACTGGATCCGGGAGAAGTCCCTCGCTTCTTGGGGTGAGAAGACCGCTGACGATCATCGGATCTGGGCAGACCGTTTCATGCTCATCGCCGGAGACCGGCCTCTGGACGACTATACGAAGGCTGATGGAAGAGCTTTCAAAGACGTCCTGTTGAAGCTTCCGCCGAATTGGACCAAGCAACCTCAGCTCAAGGATTTGCCTATCACAGAGGCCGCTGCAAGGGCCTGTGAGCTCAGCCTACCGCCGATGAGTATCACCAACTGCAACAAGGTCATCGGCTTCGTCTCGGCCTTCTGGAACTGGGCTGCGAGCAATTTCGACGAGGTAGACAAGAACCCGCTGCAGGGCCTCAAGCTCCGCAAAGAGGCTGCTGCGTTTGAGGAACGGGATCCTTTCACTGCTGAACAACTGACCCGGATCTTTCACGCTCCCCTCTATACCGGCTGCAAGAACGCAAAGTCGTGGCGAACGAAAGGCACGCATGTCCCGAACGATCTGGGTCTTTACTGGGTGCCTTTGCTGTCCCTGTTCACAGGAGCCCGATCCGGTGGACTTATCCAGCTCTACGTGAGCGACATCAAGACGGAGAACGGGGTTACCTTTTTCGACATCAACAAGCTTGAAGACGACAAGAGGTTGAAGACCAAGGGCTCCCGGAGACGGCTCCCAGTTCATCAAACCCTGATTGATCTCGGCTTCATGAAGTTCGTCGATCACTGCAGGCGTGAGAAGCGTGCGCGTCTCTTTCCGGAGATGGTCAAGGGCAAGGACGGCTATTACTCATCACCCTTCTCCCGACAATTCAGGCGCGTTCTGGAAGGCGTTGGAGCGAAGACCAGCAAGAACACCTTCCACAGCTTCCGGCACTCCTTTGAAGACGCCTGTCGAGACTCAGGTGTCCCTCGGGATGTCATGTACGCCCTTCAGGGTCATGAAGACCCAGGCATGGGAGACAGGTATGGCAGCGGCTATTCCCTGAGAGTTCTCGATGAGCACTTGCAGCGCCTATCCTACCCCAGTTTGGGCCTGTCGCACCTGAAGTCATTCACACGCTCACCACAGAGTGTGGAATAG